TATCTGAAGTGTAAAGAGTACTTAAATGATCTTGTTTGTATTGAGTTTGAGACCTAACGCTCATTTGTTCTACTAGAACTGCTGCGTCTTTATGACCCATTAGTGCTACTCTAGCTGCTGCTGAACCAGATGTTGTATCACAGTTAGAAGAAACATATACTGGCATACCATAAAGGTTACCAATTTGTCCATTTCTAATTGTGTTTGAATTACCTGCTTCACCAACAAAGTCCATAGCTGTATAACGATCAAGACCCATTAATGTATTTCTAGCTGAAGGAGGAACCATGAAGAATCTTCCATCTGTAGGTACATCATTGTCATCTAGTCGTTGAATAGTTCTACGAATAGCTGCATCTGTAAGAGCAGATTGGTTATTAGAACCTGCAACATACTCAGTAGTACCATCACCACCAATAAGACCTTTTGTGTAGGCAGCTGTAGCAGCTCCTGCATTAAAAGTTCTACCTAACTGAACTAAGTCTGTATCAACTTGTTTAGCTAGTGCATAACCTGCATCATCTGTATAGAAACGTCTAAGTGATGATAAAGCTTGTACTTCAACAATATCTTCAATGAAACGTGAATATTCATAATGCTTATTAATCAATACAGGAATGTTAGTTTCAGTAGCTGCAATCAATGTTACTGCTGTTGATGCTGCCTTAACTGAAGCTGCGCCTCTTGTAGGTTTAGGGATATTAATTGTATCTCCCTTTTTACCTTTAAAGGACATCTTTTTAAATACATTCGCTGCTACTAAGTGTTTCTTGTACGCTGCTACTACCTCGTCAGACCATATTTCAGGTATGAAGGTAGCAGCTGTGGTCACCGTAACCGCTGGGGTTGGATATGCCATGTGAATTACCTCTCTATAATGTTATTTTAAATAACTCGCCCTTCTTGGTAAGCCAGCATTATCTCATCGGATAATGCATCATACTTGTCTGGGTCCGTTTGCATAAGTTTAATAATATCGCTTCTACGATACTTCTTTTTAGAAACAGGTTCGTTACTTCCTTTACTACCTATACTAGCCGCTTTCAATTGGTTATCTTTATCAATCTTACTTGTCTCTGTAACCTTAGCAATTCTTTCTTGCTTGTCAGTCCAGTTACTAAGTAGTTCATGACCAGAATCATAATCAAAATGTACTTCTGCTCTATTATATAGTTCAGAACGAACTTTAGAAGCCTTGATCCACTCTGCAAAAGCAGGGTCTTGTACCATCTGTTCCAGTTCTGGAAACTCTGCATTTAGCCTAGTTAATGTAGCAGTACGCTTCATCTCTTGAGCTGCTTGCTGTGCTTCTTTAATAGCTGGGTGGCTATCAATCTGACTTTGAACATTCTTGGTAGGATTATCAAAAAAATCTTCTGGTGTTACTGCTTCTTTAGTCGATGCTTCTTTCGAAGTTTGTGTTTTAATGAAATCATCAACAACTTGCCTTAGTTCACCTACTTCAGATCCTTGTTTACCAATTAGCTTTTCAGCTTCTTGATGCATTGCTACAATTTCTTTAGCAGATTTACCTTTATACTTCTCAGGTAAGTCATCTTCTTCTGTCTGTACTTCTTCCTTTGGTTTCTTTTCAGGTACTGGTTTTAACTCTGCTGCTAATGTTGTTTCAACCATATCTGAATCTACTGCCAATTCTGGAGCTTGTACTTCTACTATTTCATCTTCTACTTCTTCTATTATTTCAGCCATATTATTTCTCCTGTGCTTAATAGCATTTTAGGAAGGCTACTTTGGGGACTAATCCTCAGTATCCTTTGTTTGTTCCGCTCTAGTTTTATCCCAATGTTTCTTTTCCCAGGACAGAGCAGCACCTGGAAAGGACCCAGACCAGCCTTCTAGTTGGATTGAAGGTGTACTTATAACTTTATAAGCAACCTTTCCACAAGTAGGACAGTCATGTTTTTTAGTATATTCAACGAGGTCTTCAAAGACTCCACATTGACTACACTCAAATTCAAATAGTTTCTTCATTATTTTCTAACTCATCATAAGTTTCTTGAGAAACTGTTTTTAATGTTAGTACCCAATTAAGTATATCTAGTTGACCTTTTCTTCTATTAAGAGTTTTTTCATCCTCTACAGAATTTAAGCTATTATACTGATCATGGAGTTTCTGAGCATCTTCTATTAAGTCTACCCACCCTTTTGATACCATCATTTTAAATCTCTCTTCATAGTACTCTTGCAATTCTTTATCTACCATATTAATATTATACCATATATTTAAATAAAAGTCAAGCTATTTCTTAGACATCTGCATCTTTACAATCTCTTTATTATCGATCATGTCTTTTTCTTTCATTTGTAACTCTTGTTCTTTAAGCATTAGCTCTGCAGTTTGAACTCTTCGTTTGAATTCTGCTTCTTGTTCTTCAGCTTCACTAGGTAAATTAGTAGCTAAAGCTGTCATCATCTTAGCTTGTACCTCTTGAGGCTTCATTTGAGCACTAACCATATAGTTCTGTGCTTGTGCAGTATTCTCTTGTGCTTCTGATTGCTGTAACTGTATAAGAGCTTGTGCTTGAGCCATAACTATTTGTTGTTGCTGTTGTGTTTTTTTCTGATCTTGTTGTTGTGATTGTTGTAGAACCATCTTAATATCTGATTTATTAGCAAGACTAGAATTAGCTACAATACCTTGTAATAACAGAGGTACAACAGGACTAGTAGGTCCTAAAGTTTTAAGTAGATTAATAAATTGTATTTGTTCTACTTCTTTAGCTAGATTACCTAATGATCCATTAGGAACAAACTTATAGTCTGCTACTGGGAAGTGTTCTGGATCAAACTGCATAAATCTATGTGCTGCTTTCTCAATGAAAGGTATTAAGAAGTTTTCTTGGAAGTTTACTAGAGTTCGTTTATTCTTCTTAAGTATTGTAGAAAGAGTAACTGACAATTCACCACCTGTTGGTTGTTTCATATCAGCAGCTGTGTTCAATGTGTTAGTTGCTTGTAAAAGCATTTGTTGAAATTCTTTTGCTGTAGTTAAATTAGATGCATCTGTTTGACCAAACTTAAATGGCATTAGAACTTCAGCAGGAGAACCATTCGTTAGTAATGTTTTACCTGGTCGGATCTCAAATTTAGCTCCACGAGGAAGTCTAGTTGCATCCATTCCCATCATAGGTGCTGTAGTTAACGCTAGGCTATCTAGATGAGCTCTTAATTGAGCATCTATAGCCTTTTGCATATTATAACCTTTTTCTGCTACACCACGACCCCAGAATCTATTAGGAACTGTATCGTCTTGGTAAGCAACAACAGGTCTATCTTTCATCATGTAAGGAGAACGTTCTGCTTTAAGAAGAACATTATCATTACCAATTACTACGATAGCTTCTACAAGATTTCCATACTCTGCTAGTAAATCTGTACCACCTTCTACAAAATCAATTACTCCATCTTCTGGACTGTCAATAAGTTTCTCTGGAACAAGACCATAGTACCTAACTACCTTAACTTTATCATGATCATATTCTTCATCTATCCATGATTCTTCTAAATCAAGGTCATTTGAAGCATTACCACCAAGATCAGCCTTTTTATAGACACCTGACTCCATATTCTCTGCTACTTTATGTGAAGATACAAACTCTTCAATAGCAACACCCATTGCATCTGAAATACTTGTAGCATTTGGATCAATTAGGAAGTTTTGAGGACTAATAGGGTTAAGTATAACGTTAAACTTCTCTTTTGAGACTGTACCTATAGCAATACTCTCTACTTCGTCCATAGGTTGAGTAGCTGGCATAAGTTCTGTTGTCTTTTTAAGTGAAAGTTCTCCAATACCAGTACCATAAATACTAGCTAATAAGATAATATCACCTACATTCTTACGTAATCCATTCTTTTTAAAGCATTCTTTCATGTACTGTTGAAGATATTGAATATCTTTATCATCTTTATCAGCCATGTCATCATCAATACTAAATAAGCTATCTCCCGACCCAAAGACACCCTCTTCAATTTCAGATGCATGGTTCTCAATAGCTTCTTGTAGTGCTGGAGATACAATTCTACTTCTTTCAGACTCTCTTAGTTTATCTTGAGCAGCCCATTCGCCTCTCCATAGTCTTTCATACTCTTTCCAACTCTCAAGATAATTAGAATCTCTACTATCTCTCCAGTCCTCTAAGTGTCCTTGAACCCAAGTAACTAATTGTGATGGTGCTTTATATTCTGCCATGTTATGTCCTATTAATTAATATCCACTGACTACGTCTAGTACTTCGTAATCCTCGTCTACATCTTCAAAGTGTACATCTACAACTTGAACTTGATCAATATAAGCTAAAGCATCAACCAAATCATCATGTAACTGACTATTAGGAAAATTCACTAGTTGATCAATGAAATGATTATTCCATGAACCATAGTTTAGTGTTACTCTTCCATGTTCAAACCTTCCTTGTAGTGCCCATACTATTCTTTCTGTTTTCTTTTGATTTCCATGAGTACAGTCATCAATTCTAAAGAATAATCCATTCTTTTGCATTAGATCCATTAGATATGGAAGAGCAGCGTTCTTTAAGCTACCTTTCTCTATACCTATTTTTGTTGGTTCATACTCTCTAACAGCTGAGAAGATTTGTTCACAAGTTTCCTTAATGTCCCATCTACCATGTTTAATATCAGCAACCCACCAGCC